TTTCGAGCGCTTGCCTTGCAGCCATCGGGCTTTCCGTGGGCGGCATAGGGATATCCTTCCCCGGAACCGGCAAGGCACCGCCGTAGCGGTTTGGAACCTGCGATGGGTCTATCAGCCATTTGTCGCCCACCGCCTGCGCACGGCCCTGCATAAGCTTCAGGCCGGTTTTCAGTTTCTCCTGCACAATGCCCCATTGCGATGGGTTGACCTTGAAGTCATCCCACTTGTTCGGAACAAGCGTGTTGAAGAAGTCGAGCGAGCCTTGATCGAGCGAACCGGTTTCGAATGCCTTGCGCATGTCGTTTATCATGTTCGCCCGGGTTGCTTCCCAAGCGCCTTGCGAGCCGGTCCCGTTCTGCGCCATGCCCAACAGATCGCCGTATCCACCGACGATATTGTTCATTGCCCCGACCTCGTCGACCATCTTTCCGAAGGCTGGCGACCCGACAGTCGGCCGGTAGCCAATACCACCCGACCCGGTCGGGATGACGTCATAGCCGGGCGGAATGTCGATCCCCAATTGCTTGGCCGCATAGTTGCGCATCACCTGATTAGACGCGCCGCCCCCGCCAAGGTAATCAGCCATCTTGCCCATTTGCGCCATGTCGCGATCACGCTTGATTTGATCGGCCTTCAACTGGACGTCCGCGCCGTAGTCGATCCGGCCGCGCTCGAGCTTGTCGTTAAACGTCATGGCGTCCTTGCCGTAGTAACTGCCCACGGCCTTATCCAGCAACGAATTGCCAAGGCCGGCCGTGTCATCCGGCCCGCCCGCGAACTTGGCCCAAAGGCCATATTGCTTTTGCAGGTTCGGATCTGTCACGGCCGACTTGTACTCCGGAGATTGCAAGATCCCCTGCGCGTACTGCCCGCGCTGCGCAGACTGCGCCAACTGGCGTTGTTGGTTGTCTTGCTGCGTAAAATAGTTTGCCGCGTATCCGCGACCGCCAAGCAAGAGCCCCATGATATTGAATCCCGGGTCTTGCGATCTCGATATAGGCCCCACCTGCGCCATAAGATTTCATCCCTTAAAAGAAGTTAAAGCCGAACTGGCTGGACTTCTGCGTACTCTTCGACGAATTCCAGTTTTCGGACTGCGTCCCGGCTTGGCTCTGGCTCAAGACGGTAGGACCACCCAAGATCCCGGATAGCTGTTGCAGCGGAGCCCACCCAAGGCCGTATTGCTGCAACGCCGCGCCCGGCAAGGACGTGCCGGCCGACAGCATGGCGTCGGTTTTGCCGGCCGCCGCCTGCGAGGCGTTGTTCCAAATGTTTGAGTAGATATCCGTCCCGGCCTTGGAGATCTGCTGTTGCGCGTCACTTGCCGCCATGCCCCTTGCCAGATAGTCGCGAGATCCGCCAAGCGCGCCGGCCGTCCCCGCGGCCGACGTCAACCCGGGCATGATAACGCGGTTGAACTGGTTTCCGATCTGCGTCGAGGCGTCGGACAACTGTTGGTGCGCGAGATCACTATTCGGATTAGTGAAGGGATCGAGCGCCGTTTGACCGCCCGCGATCTTGCTTAAAGCACCAACGCCGCCCTGCGCCGCCCCGCTGATACTCGGGTCGACGCCCTGCGCGGCCTGCCCCTGCGCCTGTCCATACAGGCTTTGCAAAGGTGCTGCCTGCGCACCCCAAACATTGGTTGCCGAATTGGCAAGGCTGGACGAATAGCCATAGCCCGAACTGGCAGACGCTCCATTACTGGAACCTGCGGACATACCCATTTTTGATTCCTTTCTGATTATCGAACACGAAGCCGCGTCGATCCATTTCTATGCCCATGTTGGCGGCAATCTTCCGCCACCCAGGACGCCCCACGATGCGAACGGCTCCGACTTCGTCAGACCGCCCCAACTCCGATTTGTACATTTGCAGCAACGAATAGAGGCGATGCACCATTTCGCGCATCAACGGCCGCGAGATCCGGCCGGCATAAAACAACAGGTTCAACCACGGTTGCGGCTTCGTCATCAGCTCGACGCCGAAGTAAGCGACAGGCGCGTGGTTGATGTAGATCGCGCCGGCGACGATGTGCCCGCGCCGCACTTCCCGCCTGAAATCCCACCAGTTGGAAAACTCAGTATCCGAGCCCATCTCATAGGCCCGAAAGAGCATTTGCATCGTCAAGAGATCCGCGTCGATCGACGGCGGAAAGAGCTGAAAATCAAAGCTTGTTCCATGCCGCGCCGTCATATTCCCACACTCCCTTTAAACTGCCCGCGCTAACCGCATTAGCCGCGAACTTGCAAATCATCCCCTCAACCGGCCGCGTAGGAGCTGCCGGCAAGACATCGAGGCGCAGCCAGCGCGACCGACCTTCGGTTAGAGTGTCCGCTATGTTGCGCAGCTCGTTTTGCATCCAGTCGCGCAAATCCTTGACGTCGCCGGTTTGCGGCGGCGCAGACGGCACGTATTCCGCCCCCTGCCCTTTGACCGTGCGAACTACCATCGGCCGCGCCTCGCAACGAGCGGCGCAAGCGTGCCGAGCTGCCAAGGCTGGCCACCAAGCGAAGCGGCATAGATCGCCCCGAACCGACCATCAATTTGCACGTCAATGTGATCGTCGACGCCGATCGCGTAGGACTGGACGTCCGACAGGTCGACCGCGCCACTTGGCGTCGTTTGCTGCCCGATCTGAAATGACAGCGTGTCGCCCACGTTGCCACTCACCAAAGGAACAAGCCCCATGATCGACTTGCGGCCGTCGAGATCGTCGAAATCAATTCCCGTACGCTCGACACGCGCCGGCAATAGCGCCGGCCCCGAGGGCGTCCACTGCGTCGTCGCCGCGCCTTGCTCAAGCAAGCCCTGCGCAGACGCCGCGAAGACGATGCTTTTCGCAGTGTAGCCGGAGGCGTTTTGATTCCACACCGTCGTATCGTCCTGCCATGCACCCGCGTCCGCGTCCCATGTCTGCGCTACGAAGAGCGTTTCGCCTTCGGCCGCGCCATAGATCCCGGGCAGATCCCTTATGCCGGGATCTCCGCTCGCGATCTCGATCGACACCGCTTCCGTGCAGGCCCGGGAATTGCCGACAGGATAGCAAAGCATCACCTGCCCGGCCGCCTCATCCCGATACATGAAAATCGACTGGGTATATTGGTAGTTGATTTGCTTGCCGACGTAGTCTTGAAGCTTGCCGTAAAGGATATTGGTGTAGCTCGTGCCATCGTGGCGGATGATCTCGCGAGATCCAGTCATCATATAGACCATGTTGCCAGCCTCGACGCAGGCACCCGTTGCAAAGATCCCGAGCGACGGGAAGACGTCAGTCAGGCGGAAAATGTACTGCCCGCCGATGTATTGCATCACGCCCGTATAGTTATTTTTCGACACGAAGAGCGCATCACGAACCGAGATCGCGTCGAGGATAGGCCCGGTCGGGACGTCGAAATCGCCGTCGCCGGCATCATTGGTTGCCGAAGGCGTCCAAGCGGCCGGAATGCTGCCCGGCGCGGCCGACGTCGACCATACCACCCGGCCGCCATAGTAGTTCGTGCCGTCATCGAGCGCGAAGCCGACAAGCCAATTCTTATGTGCCCGCATGACGTCGACCGACCAATTGACCGGCCAGCCGGGAAGCTTGGTCATATGGTGCGTAACGTCACCATCCCACCAATAGGCGCCAAGCTCCGGATGATTGATCCAGAATACCCCGTTGAGATCCCCGAGGGTCAAAACCTTCGCCGTCGAGGAAATGGCTATCCAGCCGGACGGCGTGATATTCCAGTGTGTCACGCCGTCCGTGACGGCAACGCCAACGGACCCCCCGGGCGTCGCGCCGGCATATATCCAATAGCGCGTCGTCCCGTTGTCAATGTGCCAATCGCGGTCAGTGTCAAAGAGTCGGCCGGTATTGGCAAAGCGAGCCTCGCCGGGAACGCGCTCTGTCCGACCCGAACGAAACATCACGTTTCGACCGTCCGTCCAGACGCCGGGCGGGCATTCGGCCGGCTGCACATCCTTGATAATGCCGGAAAATTTCAGCTTTCCAGATTGCGGCCGCGTCATGCCCTAAGCCCCATCAATGAGGCGCGGCCGATGAACGCATTAGCCGAAATCACCTTAAGAGCGTTGCAAGCGCCAACATTGTTGAAGCCATAGGCATTGCCGGAAAAAAGATTGCCAGACACCGTCCCGACAAACCCAATTTGGGCATTCATGGTCTTGTAGCGCGCCGCTTGGTTCCAGTTGCCGAGCTTCACTCGCGCATCAAGTCCCTGCGAGCCACGCACCACCGTTGAAAACGATAACGGCCAGACGCTCGCAGCGCCCACCGAGTTGGCAACGGCAGCGGCAGCTTGCCCATAGTCGTTCTGGGTCTGATAGGCCGCGCCGCCCCAAGTTGCGCCATTGTCGGTCGAGATCTGCATATCAAAGCTCGACTCGACCGTGACATTGTAGATGTTTAGCTCGATCTCCAACGCTCGATAGGCACCTAGCCCGGTCTTCGCCCAGAACGTCGAGCCGGCCCCGGTTATTTCGTCATCCGCGATCGGCTCCCAAAGCCCGGGAACGCTCGCAACATTGGCCGCAGGAATGCGCATCGAGCGCACCGTGGCCGTCGCCAGATTGGAAAAATCCAGCGCCAGTTGCTTGGTTGGGTCGACGATCGCCGCCAGACCGGCAACCGCAAGGCCGCCGTCGATAAGCTTGACATCCTCGATCAGCACGCCCGCGCCGGTATAGAGGCCAATGCTAAGCGTGCCGGCAACCGAATCATAAATCAGCTTCGTGTTGACGAGCTTGAACCCGAAGGCGGCCGCCACCGAATCGTCAAACGCCCGCTGCAAGACGTCCTTGATCATGCGGATATGGTTGTCGCCTTCCGACTTCGGGTCGGACCCGAGCGGCCAAGTCGCGTTCAGTCCACTGATTGTAGTTGAAGTTTCGACGCCCATTTTCGCCTCTTATGGATTTGCATAGCTGGATTGAGGAGCTGCGCCCGGTCCAAGCGCCGCCCATGCCTTGTTCTGATTGGCGAGCCCGATCGCCTCATCAAGTTTCGCCTGATAGGGTGCGACCGCGTCGAAATCCTGAATGCTTTCGCAGGCATGAACCAACAGCGAGTAGACGCACGCCGTCGGATAGAACTGCATAAACAGGTTTTCAAAGGCGTCGGTCGTACCGCCCAGGACGCGCTGACCATAGACGCCCACCATGGCATTCGCGTTGCGCGTCATCACCTTGCGGCCGACGATCGCGTATTCGGTTGTCCGATTGTTGCCCATCATGGCAATCAACGTCGTAGGCGTAAGCGGCTGTAGATTGCCGATCTGAAAGACCTTCGGCCGGCCGAAGTCAGTCGGCAAAGCACACTCATAAAGGCCGACAAGGGTAGCGCTCGCCGTCATCGCGAAGGCTGCGGCAGCCTCGTTTTCCGTGACGTCGAGCGCCTGCGTCAAGTCGCTCATCACAAGCTCTTGGACTACGTCAAACCTTGCGGCCATGTCCTTACGGTGCATGTAGCCAGCGGCAAGCAACTTGATCGCTCCCCAGTTCATAAATCACCTCACTTCGGTACGATTGGAATTTTCCGGCCGGCTTTTGGCCAGATCGGATTTCCGAGCACCGTGATACGGCGCGCGGAAAAGCCGAGGATGACGACAGTTTTTGCCATGTTGCCCCTATACGTGTGTCTTAGGCGCTCCGGAGTTTGCATCCGCGCAACCCTGTTTCCATGCCCATGCGGCCGTCTTCGTGTCGGTTGCCAGACCGGCAGACGCCCCTGCAGGGTGCGGGTCCGTGTAGACCCCGCCCTTTTTCACGTAGTTGTAGCCTTCCGCGTAAGCCTTGAGCTGCTTTCCCCAAAGGTTCGCCGGCTTGTTAGCCAACGCGGTTGACGTGTTGTAATTGACGTAGTTCAGGTGCAGTTTCCCGGCCATCAATGGTCCTCCGTTTGCAGGTTGCGGTAGCCGCCATCCTGCGTCAGCCGTTGCCAAGCCCGCGTCCGCTCCTTCGGATCTTTCGATTTAAGAGCGGGATTGACGCGGATTAGAAATTGGTACTGCGCTTGCGACATGCGCAGCACCAACTTGCCGAAGGACAGATTCCGCGACCCACCATCGGAGCGGAAAAGCTGGTTTTCGCGCATGATCTGCGCTTCATCCAAGGACGTGTGACGGCGGGTCAACTTCATCCCGTCTTCCCACTTGAATTCCTGCTTTTCCGCCCCGTCGATCAGCGTGAAATCAACCATCGCTTAGGCCGTCACCGCGACCGTAAAGTCGATATCGAGGATTGCGCCCATCGCTTCTTCGTTCAGCACCTTGTTCGTCCAGTCGACGGACATCATGCTAATGGTCGACAGGCCGACCTTGGCGAGCTCCTCAGTCTTGTAACCGTACATCAGGGCTTCATCGATATAATCGAAGTCAGCCATAAGGACGTTACCAACGCCGGCCGCCACGATCGGCTGCAAGCGGTTCGGAATGAGATCGAGCGTCACGCCGAAGTCAGTCACGAAGACGTTCACCGCGCCCTTTGCGGTAAGCGGCGCTTCTTCCTGCCCGGCCTGCGACGTCAGGGTCGCAATGCGCGACGACGACGTGAAGCAGTACTCCGAAAACTTCCGGATAAGCTCCGGACGCGTCATCATGATCGAAGGGTCACCGCCCGCGATATAGATCGACTGCGCCATGTCGCGCACCATGGTTTCCGTCAAGGCGCGCTTAGTGCCAGGCACAATATCGCCAAACAGTTTCGTGCCCGTGTTGAAACCGGGCGTCGAGCCGGTCGCGCCGTTGTTCTTGTTCGTCATGCACATGGCGAAGATGGATGCGGCCTTGCCGGGCGTCGCGTTGCCATCGTCAGCAACGGAACCCTGTCCGGACAAGCGAATGCCTTCAACGTCGCGGCGCAGCTCGCGCTGGCGCATCATCACCTGATAGGCGGTTTCCCGACCCATGCCGATGACGTTCGATTGATCGGCACGGCTGGAAACCTGCACCGTCTTGGTAGAGATCTGGCAATGGTTGCCGAGACGCTTTCCCGAGTTGGTATTGTTCGCGGCGTTCTGCGTCGAGCCGTCGACCTGCGCATTTGCGAGGTTCTGAGCCTGCAGCTTGTCCTGCGTCCATTCCGTATATTCGTTGTCGCAGGAATCCGACCCCATGCGTTCGGAGCAAGGAAGCGGGATATTGGAGATATCCCAAATCTTGTTCATGACGTCTTCGCGGATCAGGCCGCCGGATGTTACGGCCTTCAGGTCCGCGCTATCGAGATTAGCGGTAGACATATTTCTATTTTCCTATGAGTGAAGCGATAGCGCCGAGCTTGTCGCCGCTCTTGGCGAGCGTGTCGGCCCTCGCGGATGGATCTTGACGAACGGCACGACGCGAGGTTGGCGCAGTCGTCGGGATCTTGTCACGGTACTTAGTGACCTCTTCCTTCATCCGCTTGTATCGACCCATAAGGCGCATGGCGTGAACCGCAAAGCGGATCAACCGGGCGTCTTGCAGGTTGTCGATTTCAAACTTCGAAAAGCCGTAGGTCTCCAAGTGCGTGTCGAGATCCTCTCGATCTTTTGCCGCCACACTCGCGTCGTTCCATTCAGGGAAATATTCCCGAAGCTGCTTTCGCGCCTCCGCTACTCGCCCCTGATGCTGCTGGATGTAATCTCCGAAGGCATTCTCAAGCGTTTCACGGGGTATGGTCTGCATCACCCGTTGCATAACGCCGTCGATTTGCTGCCTAGCAGACAGGACTTCATTCATGCTTTCCGTACGCCAGTCCTCATGCTCGTCGCGTCTCCGCTCGAAATCACGGACCTCTTTAATACGGTCTTTCATTGCGCCAACTGTCATTGGCTCGTCGTCATCGTCGAAGGGTACGGCAAGCTCATAGAGTGCCTTAGCATCAACGCCCATTTCCTCTGCAAAGTCGGAAACGGTCCTGGACTTCGACTTCTTCGCCTTCCTCTCGGCCGGGTCTAGATCGTCGTCGTCAAGCTCAAGCGCCGGCCGGTTCGCGTTCGCACGCGCATCATCGGCCGACGCGTCAGGGGCAGCGCGGGTTGCCTCGTTCCCGCGCTTCCCTACATCATCACGGCTCTTGCTGCGGTCAGAGCGTGACGATTTCCTTTGTTCACCTTCGTTGGTTCCAAAGCCCAACATTTCCGCCGCCTTATCGAGCGGCAAATTCTTTCCTGAGGGATCATTGTCCCGATCGCGTGCGAAAGGCCGGCGCGACTGCCCGCTCTTGCCAGCCGGTTCGGCCCGGGTTGCGCCGCTTTCACGCAATATCCGTTCGGCGGCTCGCGCGCCTCGATCTTTCGATCCGGCTTCCGCTAGGCGACTCTGTGAATTCGTAGTGGAGTTGTTGGAGTTGTCCGCAGACATAATCTATTCCCTCTAGTTGGTTGACGATCTCACTTACGAGAAGAGGCCGGCTTAGCCCTTCCGGGTTCGCTAGATCCGCGACCCTTGCCTTTAGGAGGTTTTCCGTCAGCTCCTCCTTTAGGATCTCGATTACCTGCGGCGTTAGAGCTTCGCAGATCTGCCGCTTCACTTCTGGCTTTAGCAAAGTCTATAACCCCCGCACGTTCGGCGTTGCTTTGATCGACTTGCGCTTGCAAAGTCGCGTTGAAGTATTTGAACTGCGTTTCTTGGTCTGACTTGTATTTCGCCATGGCCGACGCAATTTGTTCTGGTAGCGCGGCGATCTTTGCGGCTTGATCGGCCGTATCCTGCGCCTGTTGCTTGGACTGTTGCGCCTTCGTCTCGCCGGCCGCCTTCGCCTCTTCCGACGCCGGGTCAACCAAGTAGCTTTCGGGATTGTCGATCATGTTGACCGTCATCCAATCCGTAATCAGCTTGTAAAGGCCGTCGAGCGTCACGAGCTGGCCTTCAAGACCGGAGGCAAGTGCAGCCTGATAGAGCTGGATTGCCGCGAAGAGCGTCGCGGAGATCTGCGTCCGCTCACCCATCGAATAGCCCATCTTGACGTTGCAATAGCTGCGCGGCTTCCAAGACGCCGGGTCGGACTGCGTCCAAGCGCCGTTCATCTTGAGGCTAATCGGCCCGTTCTGCCCGTCGCGCAATTCGGAGTGAGCAAGCAGGAACATCCCGCGAATCATGCTCTCCGCAAGGTTGCGGGTCATGTAAGAGACAAGCAGCTCCTTGGACGCATAGACGCGCTCCGTTCCGTGCGCGGTATCCTGCGCGAGCTGCTCTTCCGACCCGACCATGTCGACGGCCGCGCCGCCGCGTTCCGTGCGCATCTTGTCAAACATCTGCAATGCGGCCGCGATCGACGGCCCGACATCGAGCACCGGGATAGGCGTGATCGAGTTGATTTGCTTCATGCGAACGGGACCGCCAGCCTTAGGCGCGAGAATATCCGCCGCCTCGACTTGCCCGGCGACAACGCCGAACCGGCCGAAGGAGCAATTCTTAACGTTGTCGATCCACTGGCGAAGCAGCTCGCTCTTGCCGCTCTGGATTGACGACAGCTTGTCGGACAGCGCCTCGCCATGATGGCGGTTAGCGATCGGGAATGCAGTGCCGGCGCAATAAGGCACCCGCGACACCGGATCCGGATCTAAGAGCCAATCTTCCGAGCCGGCCGCCTCCGATAGCCAGCACCGGTAAAGATAGGCCGTATCGTCCTTTTCATCGAAGGACAGCCAAGCATAGGCTTCGAACACCCGGCAGATTTCCATAGCCTTGACGATCGGGTCGACAACCTGTCCCTTTCGACGCCGGCCGTTGCTTTCAGATCCGGAGTTGCGCACCGTCGCGGGCAGATCGTCGACAACCGCTTGAGGCACGCCCATGCGCACGAGATCGTTACGGGTCTTGTAGTGGACCTCGCCGGTAAGCGGGCAATTGTGCAGGCTCATTCGATCCCAATCGGGCGTCATGAAGAACCGGTCATTGGCGACCGCGTCGACCGTCAAGGACTTGACGGTCTTCGTCACCTCGATCCGCGCAACCTGCTTTTCCGGGTTGTAGGACACAAGCCGCTTTTTCAAGGTCGGGTCGGGTTGCCCGGTCGCGTCGTCGGTCGTATCCATGGCGATCGGAAGCAACTCTTCCGAGACCCCAGGTATCGTCATTGTCGAGCGATCGACGTCCGAATCCCACCAGACTTTCAGATAGCCATTGCGATACATCAGCGCGTTTTGCACGCCGCCAAGCATGACGCTAAAGCCGCCGTTGTCTTGAATGGCAACCTTGTTGACGGCCCGGCTTTCAGCGGCCGCCGCTTCTTCGTCTTCCGCGCTCTCGGCCTCAAGCGTCACAACCGCGTCCGTCGAGAACGAAATCACCATTTGCGCGCAGACGGCCGTGATCATCGAATTCACGTCGGCCGACTGGATAGTCGACTGTCCGTCTTGTTCGGTCCCGGTAGGCTCAAGCATGAATTGCTGCCAAGCCCGCGCCCGCTGTTGATTGCCGCGTGACGCAGCATCGAGCGACGTCTCAATCGACTGGCGAAGGTGCGCGACAATGCCGTCGTAACCCTGTTTTGTGCTTGCTGCCCTCAATACCATTTGTCTCGCCTCGATCTTCCGTAGCCTGCGTTGCCAGTGTCAAAAAGGAGTGGTTGCGATATGAAGTTGGACCGGTCATAGGCCGTCGCCAGCATTCGCAATTGGTCGACGCCGTGAGACGTCCAGTCATGTTTTGGTGTCGTCTTGAACGATCGGTTCAAATCGTCATACCCGTATGAGTAGTTGACCAAGCATTCGAGAAGGTGCGCGCACTCGCCTTCGTCCATCCAAAAGTGATCGAGCATATTGCGGACGGACTCGACGCCATCGGCCAAGCTCCACCCCTTCGGAGATAGCTCGAAATCAAAGCCCATGTTCGCGGCGATCTGCTTTCGCGTCATGCCCGACCCATACTCATGCACTTCCAAATCGTGCGGCCCGATATGGCGCGCACCCGTCAAATCGACCTCCCGCTCGCCGCACCATTCGCGCACGCCCTTGATGCAATCGGGCAGCTTGGTAAGCGTGAATTCGAGGTAGCCAATGCAGCGGATCTCAGTGCCGGCAATCTGGTAGATCCCGACGCTTGTTGCATCCGCCCATCCAAGATCCCACGCCGTGACGATCGGAAGCGTCCGGTCATACTTGACCATCGTCAGCCGACGCGCCTTTTGCAGCGCATCCATTTCCTTGCCGTAGACCGCACCCACCAAGGCCGCGTTAAAGCTACACATGAACTCTTGTTCGAAGAGCGCCTCTTGCATATCCCGGCGCGCTTCGTCGATCTCATGCTGTGGCAACATCCCGGTTTGCAGGACGTTGTAGTTATGGAAAGACCATGTTGGATCGTCGACAGAGACGCGCGACAGCTCATAGAGCTTGTTCATGCGACCCTTCGGCGTACCCATCAAAAGCGCCCTCCCCTGCCGATCGGCAAGCGCTGGACGTAGTACAGAGTCCCAAAGCCGAGGGTCGCAATCCGCCACCTCGTCGACTATCGCCTTGTCGAAATACATGCCGCGTATCGCGTCAATGTTATCAGCGCCTAGCAGGAAGAACTTAGAGTCAGTTGGTAAGTAGGTAATGCAAAGATCGCCCTTGCTGATATCGAAGAACTCACCCGTTCGGTTGCCCGACTTGGCGACCGACGCCATGTAGTCCCACGCCAGCTTCTTTGCCTGTTTCAGGAAAGGCGCGATGTAGACGACGCGAGGCGAAGGCAACGGGCAGGCCAGCACCGTCTCGTAGCCGTCGAAGACAGCGGTAACAGTCTTGCCAGCGCGACGGTGCATAACCACGCCGCGATGACGCTTCCGATCATTAAGGACCGCGCGTTGATGCGGCTTGGCCTGAAAGTTGACGCGGCCCTTAATGAGCGCCATGGATCAAAGCCCGATCTTGACAGCGAGGGCGTCACGCTCTGCGCGCAGCTTCGCGTATGACACCGGGTTTGCTTCGAAGGCCATCTCGCGAGACAGCGCCTTCATGCGATCGTAATCGCGCTTGAGATCGTCGACAGCGACCTTGCCACGCGCCCGGCCGGCCAAGACCGGATCAACGTATCGGTCTTGGTCCGTCGCGTGATAGAAGAGTGCCAGGCACAACAGCGCCGCGACCGTGAACAGCACGGCCATGTTGGCAAAGACAGAGGCTTCCGACAGGAAGAGCCCGACACAAAGCATTGTGGCCGCAAGGCCGGTATAAACCCACTTCAACTTCATCGTTTTCACCTTTCCTCAGTTTGGCGTCACCATGACGCGCTAGTTAACGGCCGTCGCTTCGCCAGCTTTGCCGGCCGCCTTGCTCTTGGACTTTTGCACGTTAGCCGTGCGTTGGTCCATTTCACGCTCGACAACATCGGCGAATCTTGCCAATGATTCGCTTGACGCTCTGAGCGCCGTGACGACGCGCGTTTCAAACTTCTCATTTGGAGGCGACTTGCCGGCCGCGATCATCGAAGCAACCATCATCCACGCGTCGGCCGTCTCTTGCTCTCCAAGCTGGCCGTACATGTCAGCGTGTTGCAAACAGAACTCGCGTTGTGCGCCCGGGTTGAAGTTTAACGATGTTAGGTCTTTCAGTTTGGCTAGTGCCATGGTCCGCAGCTCCGAATATGCCGGCGACAGTGCCCGCCGACGTGGCAAATGCTTAAGGAACAGGCGTCGGCGCGCTCGCGGTCTGTCCGACCGTCGCCCCCGCGTACCAGACGGCGCTATCCACAAAGAAGCTCAACATACGGTCGTTCGCTTGGTCGAAGTCATCGCATTCCGTGAAAAGTGCAATCACACGGTTACCTTGATTATCAACATTCTCGTATACCTCGATCATTGCGAGGGCTGGCGACTTGACAGTCCAGTTGCCAGTCAGGTTAAACCGTGCCCACCTTGGCGCAGCGAGGTCGATCTCGCGAACGCTGTTGATCTGCCTAAGCGAGCCGTCTTTGCCTGCGCCGTAGATGATACCGAAGAAGGGCATGAGCCTTAGTCCTTCACGAGCATGGTTTTGTTGATGTAGGACCGCCATGGGTCCAACTCGAAGTGCGGCAAGTCCACTAGCCCCACGCTGTTGGTCTTGCCGTCTCTGTCCCAATCTCCGCCCCACCGGAGGGGGACACCGACGCGCTGCGAGGCGTTCATCATGACGTCTCGCAGCGTTCGGAACGCATCCCGAACATCCGCGCGCTTAGTGTCCCAGGAATACGGAGCCGGAAAGAGATCGACGGCGACCGCTGGATTGTAGTTGTGCGCACTGTCCCCGAAGTGCGCCTTGGACCGGCCAAGCGAGAAGGCCAGCTCTTGAGCATGACGCCCGCGAATACTGTCGAGGATAGAGAACTCGACGTCACGAATTGCGAGATCCACCATTGCCATCAACGGCTTTTGCAGAAGCGCGCGCCTCGACATCGAGGTCATCGTGAACTTGTACTTCGCAGGCGTCATGATCGACATGTGATCAGACCTTCTTGTTCGGGATCAGCCACACGAGAAGCGGCGACAGGATCGCCAAGCCCGTGTTGATCTGAACCGCCGCGTCGGCCGATACATGCGTCCAGCCGAAGGCATTCGAGATCGACAATCCCGAAACCACCAGTGTCGCCAAAGCTTTGTCTACAGTCGTAAGCATTTCCTGCCGTCTCCTTCGTTGTTCGGCGGCTGCGCCGTCGTCATCATCCCAACTCACTAGACCGTTCCTTCGGCCGTAGCCTTCACCTCGCCTTGCGGCGCTTGCCATGCGAATTCCAACTCGAATTGGTTTTCGCTACTGCTCTTCTTCCGGGTCTTGGTATCTGGCGGGCCATACAGCCGGTCCATAACCATGAGCCCGATGCGAGCTGCTTCCGCAGGCTGCATTGTGATCTTGGACCGCGCATCGAGCGCGAGCGCCAAGAGGTTGCAGACAAACACAATCGGTTCGGAACCGAGCGCCTCGACTGTCGCGGCGTGCATTTGCCCGGGCGTGAGTCTGTCGTCGACCTCTTCGCTACTCGCGATCAGGTCTTGCAGCTTCGCCATAGATTTATTCATGCGGTCTTCGGGTCCGCCGACTGCCATTCTTTCGTTTCCTCAACGATTACAGAGGGTTAGGCAAATAGCTTTGCTACTTGCCCATAGAAAGCACGACGCAGCGGATTCTGGCCCGAAAAGGCATCAGCCAGATAGTTATTGACGGAGTAGTCTTGCAGGCCCGAGAGCATCCCTTGACGCTCAATCGGGTTGTTCGATCCGAGGAAATCGAATGCAGTGTGCGTATCAGCGGGCGGCGGCATCGTCATGCCACCACCCGCTGGATTGCTGGCACCGGATGCGGTCGGGTTGCCAGCAGCATCAGCGCGCAGGGAGGAGGAGCGCGCGCCAATGGGCTCTATGTGCCAGTTCTCATTTGAAAGGGGGAACGTTAGTCCGTAGGCTTGAGCGTTTTTATGCGCCCAATCGATCAACGATGGATCGCCTTTGCCCAAGCCGCTACCGCCGTAGCCCAAATCGGCGGCCTCACCCATGTTGTGCATGGAATGACCGGGAGGCGCTACCCACTTTCGCGCCTCTTCAGCCGATCCATACTTGGATAAGGCATCTTGCCAAAGTTGTGCTTGCCTGTCCCGCGAACGGAAACCCGACTGTATGGTAAGCGGCATAGGAGCCGCTTGGGCGAACTTCGCGAGCCGCGACGCAAAATCAGCGTCTAAGCCCTGAATCGCACTGTCCGACGCCCCACGCGCCAGTATGCTATCAAGATAATCCAACGGTCGAGCCCCACGCACTAACGTTACGCAATAGCTCTCACTGATTTGGGCTAATTACAACCGGTATTTTCGGGGTCGATTCAAAATATTCGCCAGTCGCGATAAATCATCCACACTCACTGGCCTGCTTTCGACCATTCCTAAGCCTATAGAAGCATTTGTCCTATTTGCCCGGTCTATTTTGACCGATACGGGCCGAAACGCTGGCCTGTGGATAACACGTCGAACAACCTTCGCCAGTTGCTTGAGGCGTTCGGAGAAGCACCACACGGCCGCGCGCATGATGAAATAGCTATTCGAGATCCGATAGTTTCGGCCGGCGATCGTGCGGGCATTGGCGCGCATCCGGACCATCTGGCAAGCAAGCAACTCGCGCAACGCCCGCTGGACGGTCGAGATCGAGACACCGGCCTGAATGGCGATTGTCTCGTGCTTGGCGCGAAAGCCATTGCCATGCGCAACGGCCATGCGTTCCAAGGTTCGATAAACGGTAAAGGCTGATTTTGTTAGCTTTTCGGCGGCTTTGAGATCGTCAAGGACGGTCGGGCGATCAAAGGACGAAGGCATGTAGGCTCCCATTGATTTTTAAGGAAGCCCGCGTATATTCCCACGCATGGACTCCCATTTGGTCCTGTGCCGTTCCGGTCAAAGAATGCGGCACCTTATTCAGGCGGCGGGCACTGACATGTCCGTCGCCTTTCTTATTTCCCCCAGATCGATCCGCCGAGGGCAGACAGGCCAGCAACGCCCGTCGCTGCACCTGCTGCCGCCCCAGCGTTTCGGAGCGCTGGCTTGGCCAAGAAACCGGCTAAGCGAACGCCCGTAGGAGGCACACCGGTTTGGTCATACCCGTGCGCTTCGGAGAGCTTAAACAGCTCGTAGTTAGCATTTCCTTTCGGCGGGCCACCGCGACCGAAGCCACCCGCTGTTTTTTGTTTCGCCATGGCGTTGTACACCGTGCGAGGGTTTACATTGCCGGCCGGATCAATTGCACCCGGACGACGCAGAATCATGAACATTTGAGCCTCTCTTCGAAGCTCTGTCCAGCCCTTGCCAGTAATGCCGCTGTCACGCGTGCCACGGCCAAAAGCGGCCGGCGCGTCCTTGGTTGCCTTTTCTCCAAGGTTGTAAAGAGCGTTCACAGCGTCAAAAAGCATCTGTCCCGATTGCGACCCGCCCGGCTTCGAATAGGCGTCGGCCGATATCGACGTCAGCGCCTGAATTGTATTCATGAATGTCTTGCCGTCGACCGCAGCATCAGACTTCGCAAGCTGTTGACGCAACTGCGAAATCGTCTCCATGCCAATATCCGACCCGACTAAGTGACGATAGCCTTCCTCGACGTCGGAAATAGCATTCAAGATCCGCTTCGGCTCGATCGCCGGCATCTCTTTTGCGACAGACTTGTAGCCTTGGTCTAGGTAGTCTTCAACCTTTGAGAGATCGCCCGAAGTGATCCGAGTAAAGGTGTTTTCCTCCGGATCAAGGGTCATCGCGAGGCCCAAACTTTTTGCGGCCGACCGATTAATCAGCTCCGAATTGTTGGTAACGCGCGCCGCTTCGTTCGAATCTTTAGCAGGGGAAAACTCCTCAAGCGCTCCCATGAGCCGCGATCGAGATCCTTTTCCCGCCTCAGCCCATAGCGAAGGCTCGTAGCCGATCGCCCGCGCGTCCTCCATTATTTTGGGAACGCGTGGGTTACTCGTCACGCCGGCCGCGTGCATGTCGTCATCCGCCAAGGCCGAATTCCACATGCGAGTGTCTTCCGGGAGATCCTCACCCGGGACTTGCGCAGCACCGGCCGTCGAGCCGCCCGGCTGTTGAATGCCGGCTTGCCTTTGATCCATTGCCGCATTTCCCGCGCCGTCACCGCCCGTAGCCGCTGCCTGCGCAGCTTCCATTTCCGCCCTAGTCTGTGCGTTAGCAACTCTCTGCCCTCCTACCTCGATAGCACGCGCGATCGTCGCGCCGTTCTTGGTCGCAATGCCCCGGCCGATCTCAAGTGCCGCCGATATCCCCTTGGTCGCGGCTTCCCCCAGGACGCCGCCCGCCACGCCGAAACCCGCCCCCATGGCGGCGTTGCCTATGCGCTCTTCAACGCTCCCCGGGCGAATACCAGACGTGAACGCGCCGGCCGCCGCTTGGCCGCCCAACTGGACAGGCAAGGACGCACCGCCCGTCATCAAGCCGGCCGCTGCGCCGGCCAAGACGTCGGGAACGCCTAAGCCGATCGCCTCAGCCCAAGGCGCTGCATTCGCTGCGCTTTCGGACTGTAAGTGAAGTATATCGCCGGTTGCCTGCGCTTGCTGGTTTTGCCCGCCGATCGAGCCTATCCCGGCCTCGATCTCCTGAAAGGATCTCGCGGCCGCCCGGCCGGTATTGCCAAGGAACGAACCATGTAGCGCGTCCGTATCGACAGGCACCCACTTGCCGGCCGTGTCATCCCATCCCCATCCACCGCCGCCCGCGTGCGGAACGATCGTAGTTACCGGCATTAGTTCTGCCCTCCGTAGCGGCCGGCGCGGTCACCCGGCTTGCGGCCCGTTGTTTTTGCAGGCTCATTCCAGATAGACGGACCGGATTCCGGTTTAGGCGCATAGCGGCCCTCGCGTTGCGACACCGGAGCGCCGTCACGCTGCTTTTCGAGCGCTTGCCTTGCAGCCATCGGGCTTTCCGTGGGCGGCATAGGGATATCCTTCCCCGGAACCGGCAAGGCACCGCCGTAGCGGTTTGGAACCTGCGATGGGTCTATCAGCCATTTGTCGCCTACCGCCTGCGCACGGCCTTGCATGAGCTTGAGGCCGGTTTTCAGCTTCTCCTGCACAATGCCCCATTGCGACGGGTTGACCTTGAAGTCATCCCACTTGTTGGGAACAAGCGTGTTGAAGAAGTCGAGCGAGCCTTGATCGAGCGAACCGGTTTCGAACGCCTTGCGCATGTCGTTTATCATGTTCGCCCGGGTTGCTTCCCAAGCGCCCTGCGAGCCGGTCCCGTTCTGCGCCATGCCCAACAGATCGCCATAACCACCGACGATATTGTTCATTGCCCCGACCTCGTCGACCATCTTTCCGAAGGCCGGCGACCCGACAGTCGGCCGGTAGCCAATGCCACCAGACCCGGTCGGGATGACGTCATAGCCGGGCGGAATGTCGATCCCCAATTGCTTGGCCGCATAGTTGCGCATCACCTGATTGGACGCGCCGCCGCCGCCAAGGTAATCGGCCATCTTGCCCATTTGCGCCATGTCGCGATCACGCTTGATTTGATCGGCCTTCAACTGGACGTCCGCGCCGTAGTCGATCCGGCCGCGCTCGAGCTTGTCG